CCCGGCGAAGACATCAAGTTCTCAGCTCCAGCGGATGTCGGCAGTTCCTACGCTGAATTCATGCGCCAGCAGTTCCGCGCGGTGGCCGCTGCCATGGGCATCACCTACGAAATGCTCACCGGGGACCTCACGCAAGTGAACTACTCCTCCATCCGGGCGGGCCTGCTGGAGTTTCGGCGTCGCTGCGAAGCCCTGCAGCACGGAGTGATCGTGCACCAGCTGTGCCGACCGATCTGGCGCGCTTGGATGGACCAGGCGGTGTTGGAAGGTGCACTGGATCTTCCCGGCTACCGCAAAGATAAACGGCAGTATCAGGCCGCCAAGTGGATCCCGCAGGGCTGGAGCTGGGTGGATCCGCAGAAGGAGTTCAACGCCATGAAGCTGGCGATCCGGGCGGGCCTCATGAGCCGGTCGGAAGCCATCTCTGGCAATGGCTACGACGCCGAAGACGTGGACCGCGAGATCGCAGCGGACAACGCCCGGGCCGATGCGCTGGGCTTGGTCTTTGACTCGGATGCCCGGCATGACCAGGCGCCCACTGCTGTGCCGGCAGAACCGGGCAACGAACAGAACTACGGCGCACAGCCCACCGATCAGGCAGATGCGCCTGAAGACAACCAGGACCCGCAACCATGACTTACCTTGCCTCCCGCCTGTTCGGGATGCCTTTGTTGATTCACCGCCCCAAGCTGGACGTGATCCTGTCGGTGGTCGGTCAGCGCATCGGTATGGCTGATGCACTGCCAATGCCGGCCATGGACATGGCCGTGTACCAGCGGCCACCCGCAGCCACTGCTCCGGATGGGATTGCGGTGATCCCGATCCACGGCTCCCTGGTCAAGCGCTCGCTCGGCATGGAGGCCGCTTCGGGTTTGACGTCCTATGGCGAGATCGCGGCCATGCTGGACTCCGCCCTGGCCGACCCGCAGGTCAGCGGCATCCTGCTCGACATCGACTCACCCGGTGGTGAAGCCTCAGGCAGTTTTGAATTGGCCCGCCGCGTGCGTGAGGTGGCTGCGGTCAAACCCGTCTGGGCGGTGGCCAACGATGCCGCGTACTCAGCGGCCTATGCGATTGCCGCCAGCGCCCAGCGACTGTTCGTGACGGAAACGGGTGGGGTCGGATCCATCGGCGTCATCGCCCTGCATGTCGACCAGTCGGTGAAAGACGCCAAGGATGGCTATCGGTTCACCGCCATCACGGCGGGCGCCCACAAGAACGACTACTCGCCACACGAGCCCTTGTCGGATGCTGCCAAGACCGAACTGCAAGGCGAAGTGGATCGGCTCTACGCCATCTTCACTGATCACGTGGCCGACATGCGTGGCCTGGATCTTCAGGCCGTGCGCGCCACCGAGGCTGGACTCTTCTTCGGCAGCAATGCTGTGGCCCAAGGACTGGCCGATGGCCTCCAGACGTTGGAGGTCACCCTCAGCCAATTCCACTCGTATCTCAACGCCCGTAACCATTCGCCGTCTCAGGTGCGGGGCGTCATCCGTGCTGAGGCGGCACCCTTGAAGAAGGAAATGACCATGAACGAAGAAGAGAAAGTGATCGAGACCGTCGACACCATCAGCACCGACGAAGTCGCCGTACTGGTGGCTGAAGCCCGCCGCGAGGTGACCCAGGCTGCCCAGGCGATTGCCGAGGTTTGTCTGCTTGCCGGTTGCCCCGACCGCGCGGCCGAGTTCATCGCCGCTGGCAAGACCGAGGCCGATGTCCGGCGCGTCTTGATCGACGCCCGTGCGGCACGGTCTGAGGACGATGACATCCGCTCGACCATCACCGTGGATGCCGGTACCCAAAACCTTGATCGCCCGGAGGCCTCACCCATTGTGGCCGCTGTCAAAAAACTCACCGCAAAGGAATAAACCATGTCCACCATCACGGAAGCCAACAACCTCGGCGACCTCTTGAAGTACGAAGCCCCCAACCGTTATTCGCGGGATGTTGCCACCATCGCCGCTGGCCAGAACCTGCCCTTGGGCACGGTGCTCGGACGCAATGCCAGCGATGGCAAGCACTACGCAATCGACCCCGCCGCCACCGACGGCACTGAGGACGCCATCGGGGTGCTTGCCAATGCGATCGATGCCACCAATGCCGACCGCAGCGACGCCATCCTGATCGCCCGCCACGCCATCGTGGCCAAGACCGCGTTGGTCTGGCCGATCGCGCTCACCGGCGCGCAGCGCACGGCTTACGAGCAGCAGCTGTCTGAGCGCGGTGTGCTGGTGCGTGAATCCGCATAAACACGATCTGTCCTTCCACCCCCCCGAACCCGCCTGGCCATTTGGCTTGCGCGGGTTTCGCCATTTCTGGAGCCCCGAATGAACAACCCGTTTCTGAACCCTGGATTCTCGATGGCCAGCCTCACCGCCGCCATCAACCTCATCCCCAACCGCTATGGCCGCCTGGAAGCCCTGAACCTGTTTCCAGCCAAACCTGTGCGCACCCGCCAGATCATCGTGGAGGAGTACGCCGGTCGCCTGAACCTGCTGCCCACCAAGCCGCCGGGCTCGCCCGGCACCGTGGGTGAGCGTGGCAAGCGCAAGCTGCGCTCCTTCGTCATTCCGCACATCCCGCACGACGATGTGGTGCTGCCCGAAGAAGTGCAGGGCATCCGTGCCTTCGGCTCCGAGACCGAGATGGAAGCCATCTCCGGTGTGCTGGCCCGGCATCTGGAGACCATGCGCAACAAACACGCCATCACGCTCGAGCACCTGCGGATGGGCGCATTGAAGGGTGAAATCCTGGATGCCGATGGCAGCGTCATCAGCAACCTGTTCACCGAATTCCAGATCACGCCGCAATCGGTCAACTTCGATCTGGCCAACGCCAACAGTGAGGTCAAGGGCCACTGCTATGACCTGCTGACCAAGATCGAAGACGCCCTGCAGGGTGAATTCATGACTGGCGTGCATGTGCTGTGCTCACCCGAATTCTTCCGGGCGCTGACCACCCATAAGGAGGTCAAGACCGCCTACACCAACTGGCAGCAAGGCGCGGTGCTGATCAACGATGTGCGTTCGGGCTTCACCTACGCCGGGGTCACCTTCGAGGAATACAGAGGCCAGGCCGCCTACCTGCAGGCCAATGGGGATCTGGGCACCCGCCGTTTCATCGCAGCCGGTGAAGCCCACGCCTTCCCGCTGGGCACGGTCGACACCTTCGGCACCTACTTTGCGCCGGCCGACTTCAACGAGACGGTCAACACGCTGGGCCAGTCGCTGTACGCCAAGCAGGCGCCCCGTCAGTTCGATCGCGGCACCGACCTGCACACGCAGAGCAACCCGCTGCCCATGTGCCACCGCCCGGGTGTTCTGATCAAGCTGACCGCCTGATCCGATGCAAGTTGCGTTTGAGCGGGCAGTCTCGCGCTTGTTCGCTCGGCTGGCGGTGCCCGGCACCTACCGGCTGGCCGATGGTCGCGAGATCGCCACGCGGTTCATCGCCAAGCAGGCTGATGTCGTCGAGTCCTTCGGTGACACCCGGTTGGCACTGGCCACCCACCGTTTCGATGTGATGGTCCGCGACTTGGCTGATCCTCGCGAGGGCGAGCGCTTCACGGTCAATAGTCAGACCTACCAGGTGGTGAGTGAGCCCTTGGCGGATCGGGACCGGCTGATCTGGACGCTGACTGGAGCGCCGGTATGAAGCTCATGGCGGCACTCACCGGCAATCTGGACCAGATCCTAGCTGACGAAGTGCGCATTGCCGAGCAGGCGGTGACGCACTCCATCCGCGAAGCGACCGATGGTCTCAAGACCGAGCTGCGCAGCCAGATCACTGGCGCTGGTTTGGGTCAGCGCCTGGCCAACACATGGCGCGGCGAGGTCTACCCCAAAGGGCAGATGAGCATCAAGGCAGCAGGTCTAGTCTATAGCCGGGCGCCGGTGGTGGTGGGGGCGCATGACCAGGGCGCGACCATCCGTTCCAAGGATGGGTTCTGGTTGGCGATTCCGTTACCGGCCGCGGGCAAAGGCCCGCGCGGCAAGCGCATGACCCCCGGTCTTTGGGAAAAGCTCCGGGGCCAACGCCTGCGCTTTGTCTACCGCCGGGGCCAACCTTCGCTCCTCGTCGCAGAAAACCAGCGCGCCCGCCAAGGCCAACGCGGTGGATTCTCCACTGCCTCGCAAAAGGCCCAAACCTCCGGCCGAGGGCTGGTCACCGTCCCGATATTCCTGCTGGTACCCCAAGTGACCCTCAAAAAGAAATTCGACATCGACAGCAGCGCGCGCCGCTGGATCAGCACCCTGGCCTACCGCATCGCCAACCGTTTCGATGAAGCCAACCGCAAAGGGGCAGTGTCATGAGCCAAAGAGAAAACGCCATCGGCGCACTGTTCGCTGTGCTTGGTGAGTTGTCCCTCGCGGCTACGGTCAAACGCAACGCCGCGTTGCCTGAGCGCGTGTCAGATCAAGCCATGGCCATTCTGCGCGACGGCGAAATGGGCGAGCCGGTGGTGTCGCTCTCGCCGCTGACTTACCACTGGCAGCACCAGGTCGCCATCGAACTGTTTGTGGCCGATCCAGATGCTGCAGTCCGGGATGCCCGCATGGACGGTCTGTTGGTCGAGCTATCAACCCTGATTGAGCAGGACCGCACACTGGGCGGCGTCATCGAGTACGCCGAAATCGGCCCTCCCAAATTCGATGAACTGGCCCCGGATGGGACCAGTGGCATCAAGGCCTGCCTGCTGCCCGTGGTCTTGCACTACAGCAGTTCAGGTCCGCTCAACTGAATCACAAATCCGAAGGAGAACAACCTATGGCCCGTGCCTACGGCGCGAACGCCAGCCTCTTGGCCGCGTTCGAAACCACCTACGGCAGCAACCCAGTCGGCGACTACTGGAAGCTGCCTTTTGTATCGACAACACTCGGTTCCGAGCAGGGGCTGATTGCCAACGACCTGATTGGCCTCGGACGCGACCCCAGTGCACCGATCCGCGATGTGATCAAGGTCGAGGGCGACATCGTTGTGCCCATCGATGTGCGCAACATCGGCATCTGGCTCAAAGCCCTGCTGGGCGATGCCAGCACCAGTGGTTCGGGCGTGGTCACGCACACCTTTACTTCCGGCAAGCCGAGCCTGCCCAGCCTGACGCTGGAGACAGGCCTGCCCGACATCCCGGCCTGGTTTGTGGCCTCCGGCGTCATGGTCAACAGCCTGCAGGTGGGCTTTGCCCGCTCCGGCGCAGCGAACGCCACCGTCGGCTTGATCGCACAGGGCGAAGCCAAGCAGGCCGCCACGCTCGATGGCACACCCGCCAGCCGTGACCTGATCCGCTTCAACCAGTTCCAGGGCTCCATCAAGCAAGGCGGCGCGGCACTTGGCAACGTGGTCTCGGCCCAGCTGACCTACTCGAACAACCTCGAGCGCATCGAGACCATCCGCTCCGACGGCAAGATTGACGGGGCTGATCCCACGGTGGCCAGCCTCACCGGCAATCTGGAGGTGCGCTTTGCCGACACCACGCTGATCGATGCCGCCACCAACAACACGCCGCTCGAATTGACCTTTGGCTATGCGATCGACGGCGAGCGGCGCCTGACCTTCATCGCGCACGAGGTCTATCTGCCCAAGCCCAAGCTCTCCATCTCCGGGCCGGGCGGCATCCAGGCCACCTTTGAGTGGCAAGCCGCCAAGGCTGCCGGTGTGGCCCGCATGTTGACCGTCGAATTGGTCAACGACGTGACCACGTACTGACCCCAAACGAGGACATTCCCATGATCAAACTGAATATGCCGCGTGAACCGCACTGGATCAAGTTGGCCGCAGGCGTGCGCCTGCAGGTCCGACCCGCCACCACGGCCTTGGTGATGGCCGCGCGCCATGCTGCCTCCAAAGTGGCCGGTACCGACACCGCTGCGGCGGGTGAACGCACCGCAACCCTCATCACCGAACTGGCCAAGCTGGCCGTGCTCGCCTGGGAAGGTGTGGCCGACGACAAGGGCAAACCGGCCGCCGTCACGCCCGAGGGTGTGGCCGCTCTAATGGCGCACTGGCTCTTGGCCGATGCCTTCGAGCGTGAATACCTCGCCGGCCTCTACGCCCTGGATGCCGAAAAAAACGTCTGAAGGCCCGCACCGCATGGCACTTCGGCGGCGGGCCGACCTACTGCAACGCCTGCCCTGAGCCGTGCCCCGAGTGCCCGCACACCATGAACGCGCCCCAAAGCCTGGAAGGCTGGCAAGCCGCCAGTGCGATTGAAGTCTGTGCTAGCCAGTTGCGCATGGCGCAGGGCCGTGTGGTCGGACTGGATCTGAACGCCTGGATGCTGGCCTGTGAGAGCACGGGCCTGGACAAAGCTACGGCCATTGATCTCTTCCCGGCGGTTGAGGCGGGCCTGATGAGCACTCTGCAACAAGACGAATAGACCAACGATTCACACGACGACTGATTCCCCATGGCTGAACGCAACCTCTCCATTCGCCTGTCCGTGGTCGACGGCGGCAAGGTCAAGGCCGAGCTGTCCGAGATCGGCGAGAAGGGGGAGCGTTCGCTCAGAAAAATCGAGACGGCAGCCACCCCGGCTTCCAGTGGTCTCAAGCTCCTGTCCAGTGCAGCCAATGACGCCAAGTTCCAGCTGCAGGCCGCCACCGACCGGCTGGGGATGTTGGGTTCGGTCCTGGGCAAGCTGGGTCCCGCCGGTCTGCTCGCCGGTGCCAGCATCGCTGCCTTGGGTGTGGGCATCACCGCCCTGGTCATGCCGGTGGCGCGTGTGGGTGATGAGTTCTTCAAGCTCTCGCAAAAGACTGGGGTGTCGGTCGAGGCCCTGACTGCGCTCGATTACGCCGCCAAGCTGTCGGATGTCAGCACCGAAGGTCTGACCAAGGCCCTGCAAAAGCTGTCGGTTGCCATGTTCGACACCCAGATCAATGGCGTAGAAGGCAGCGCCGCGCTCAAAGCCCTGGGGGTGTCGGCCACCGATGTGAACGGACAGATCCGCCCCACGGAACAAGTCCTGCTGGATCTGGCCGAGAAGTTCTCTGCCATGCCCGATGGTGCGGACAAGGCGGCCTTGGCGGTGAAGCTGTTCGGCAAAGAAGGCCTGTCCATCATCCCGTTCCTCAACCAGGGGCGCGAAGGCATCACGGCCTTGATGGAAGAAGCCCAGCGTCTGGGCTTGGTCATGTCCGAAGACGTGGCACGGGCGTCCGAGGTCTTCAACGACAACCTCACGCGCCTCTCGGCCATCTTCGAAGGCGTGCAACGCCAGATCGGCGCTGCCGTCATTCCGGTGTTGGCCGACTTCACCGAGCAGGTGATCCTGGCCCAAGGCGAGACCGGTAGCTTCAGCAACGAGTTGCAGCGCATCACGTCTAACCGCGAGGCCACGCTCGCCTTCCTGGAGTCGGTGGCCTCGGGTCTGGCCTTCATCGCCGAATCGGCGGTGCTGGCCAAGCGCGTGATTGCCCAGCCGTTTGACAGCCTGTCGGTGGTGGGCAAGGACATCGAGACCTGGTTCAAGACCGAGGTGCTCAAAAGCGCCAAGAACTACGGCTTCAACGCCCAGGCGGTGGATGCCGAAATCGCCAAGCTCAAAGCCGCCCGCGACGACTACGTGCGCGCTGCCAACGACCGGCTCTTCAACATCAACCAGAACCCTGGCTATGTGGACCGGGTACAGAAATTCTTCGACGAGCAACGCCGCACGGTTCGGGTCATGGGGCAGAAGTTCGTACTGGACACCGAGGCGCAGGCCAAGGAAGTCCAAGCCATCTACGACAAGCTGCTGCCGACCCTGCCGCGCAAGCCCCGCCCGGCGCTGGACCTCTCAGGCTTTGAAAAACCCAAACCTGCCGAAAAGCTCAACGAAGGCGAAGCCTTCCTCAACCAACTGCGCGCACGCCTGACCCGCACACAAGACGGTGAAGCCGCTGAGTTGCGCGCCCGCGCGCTGCAGATCGAAGCCAAGGGCTACCAGGGGGTGGCGGCGCAAGCCGAGCAGTACATCCAGATGCTCGAAGCCATTGAGAGCCAAAAGGAAGCGAACAAAGCCTTCGATGCGTTTGAAAAAGAAGAGGCCGCCTCGCGCAAGATCACCGAAGGCCTGATCGGCAGCAATCGCCAACGCATCGAAGCCCTGCAGTTGCAGCGCGAGATGCTGGACCTGAATGACACCGAGCGTGCCGTCCTGCAAGCCCGCACCGATCTGGAAAAAGCCGCCGCTGCTGCCCGCAAAGAAGCCAACCAGATCGAAGACGCCGGCCTGCGCGTGCAGACGCTGGAAGCCATCAACGACGCCTTGGCCCGGCAGTTGCCCATCGCCGAAGACCTGGTGCGTGCCAACGCCGAATATCAGCGCAGCTTCGAATACGGCGCCAAGTCGGCCCTGAGGTCGTACATCGACGACGCGACCAACGCCGCCAAGCGCGCCCAGCAGGTCACGGTGAATGCCTTTCGCTCCATGGAAGACGCGCTCACCCGTTTTGTGATGACCGGCAAGCTGGACTTCCGCAGCCTGGCCGACTCCATCGTTGCCGACCTGGTGCGCATCCAGATCCAGCGCGCCATCACCTTGCCGTTGGCCAACTGGCTGGGCAGCGTCATCCCGGGCATGGGTGGCGGTACAGCCGGTGCCGCCTTCCCCGCTGGCAGCAGCGACCTGATGGGCACCATGGCCAACGTGGCTCACAGTGGCGGCGTGATCGGTGCCGACTCTCTGATGACCCGTTCGGTGAATTCGAACCTGTTCACGGGAGCACCGCGTTTCCACACGGGCGGCATCGTCCGAGGCGAAGTTCCCATCATCGCCCAGGAGGGCGAGGCGGTCTTCACCCGCGGGCAGATGCGTGCGCTGGGTGGGGCCCTGTCGGCCAAATCACAGCCACCGGCAGTGAACGTGCAGGTCAATGTGGTCAACAGGGCCCAAGGGGTGGACGCCCGGATCGAACAGCAGCGTCAACCCGATGGCGGCCTGCGCCTGGATGTGTTTATCGAGCAGATCGAAGGCCGCATGGCGCGCGCCATCAGCCAAGGCACGGGCATCGCCCCGACCCTTGAGCGCCGCTATGGCCTGAACCCCGCCATGGGAGCCGTGCGATGACCACCGTGAACAACTTATCGGTTTGGCCTGAAGCCTTGCCGCCACCCCGGGTCGAGGGCTACAGCCTGTCCCCTCGGCCCAGCCTATTGCGCACCGAGATGGAAGCCGGTGCGGCCCGTAACCGGCTCCGTTCGCTCACGGTGCACTACCAGGTCCAGGCCGAGTGGCAATTCCAGCCACTGGGCTTTGCGATTTTTGATGCCTGGTGGGCCACCCAAGCGCGTATGGGCGAGCAGTGGTTTGTGCTGCCCTTGGCCGTTCCGCTGGATGTCCAGGCAGTTGAGGCCCGCTTCATGGGGCCATGGCAGGCGGAGCTGTTACCCGCTCGTCGCTGGCGCGTGGTGGGCCAACTGGAAATCCGCGACCTGCAGCGCTTAACCGCTG